CAAGCGCATCTCGGCGGTCCAGAACGCCATGACGCCTGACCAGATACAGGACATCGTCATGGGCACCATCGCAGCGGCCATCGAAACGGGCGACATCTCGAATGGCCGCCCCTTGACGGCTGAAACAGAAGGCCCGCGCGGGTCCGTCGGTATGCCAGAACTGCCCGCAGGGGCAAACGGGCCTGTAGGGCCAATCGGAGATATGAACGCATGAGCAACTGCGACAAGTTTCTAGGTATGCTGTTCCTTGCGCGCGACGTGACGCACTCGGCACACCTCAACACACGGTCGTTTGCCAAGCACAAGGCGTTGGGTAAGTTCTACCCGGCAATCATCGACCTTGCCGACAAGTTTGCCGAAATGTACCAGGGCAAGTACGGCCTGATTGGGCCGGTCATGCTGATGTCGGCGGACAAGTCGAACAACGTTCTGGAGTTTCTGGAGCGTCAGGCCGACCAGATCGAAAAGACCCGGTACGACATCGTTGACCGGGAATGTACCCCGCTTCAGAACGTTATCGACGAAATCGTTGGGTTGTACTATACAACGATCTACAAGTTGAAGTTCCTCGCATAAGGACCGCACTATGGAACTGTTGAAGCCCATGTCCAAGGCCGACTACCCGGCTTACTCTGTTGCCTACACCGGCACCGCTGGCAACACCACGGCGTGGCTGCCCGGCCCGCAGGGCGTTGTCGTGTGGTCCGATCAGGCCTGCTACGTCGAGGTCGGCGTCGGCGCCGTGGCAACCACCGCCAGCACGCCGATCCCGCCCTTCACGCCGATCCCGTTCGCGGTGCCGCTTGACACCACGGGCGCACCGTGGCGCGTGAGCGCCATTCAGGTGTCAACCGGCGGTACGATCTACTGCAAGCCGATCAACAAGAGCTAACACCATGGGATTTGCTGGCGCACTGCGGAACGGCGTGGCTATCGGGCTCGGTAGCATCATCTCGTTCTTTTCAGGCTATGGCCCGGATCAGGCGCAGGGCAACCTTGAGACTGAAAACATGGAAAACCTCGTCCAAGAGGACGGCGGCTTGATCCTGCTGGAGTAAACGATGCCTGCTGTAACGCTATCAATTTTTGCTGGGGTCGGCGCGCAACTGTTCGATAACAACGGCGTTATTTTGTCCGGCGGCAAACTTTATACTTACGCGGCGGGCACAACTACACCGTTGGCAGCATACACAAGTTCAACTGGTTCTACGCCGCATACCAACCCTATTATTCTTGACGCAGCGGGCCGCGTGCCCGGCGGCGAGATTTGGCTGAATAGCATATATACATATAAAATTGTTGTTAGAACGTCTACTGACGTTTTAATTGCTTCATACGACAATATCGGGGGCAGTTTTAACGCGGCCCCTTTAATAGCGTCATTTACGGGCACGGGTACGCAAGTTAGCTTTGTGCTTCCGTCTGCTCCTGCAAGTACCGACACGACGCAAATCTTTATAAACGGTATATATCAACAGAAGAGCACATACACAATTAGCGGCGCGGAGGTCATCTTTTCTCAAGCCCCTCCGTTTACGTCTAGCGTTGAAGTTGTGTTCGTATAACCGGAGTTAAATTTTATGGCCGACAAGAAAATTTCGCAGCTAACGTCCGCCAGCACACCGTTGGCCGGAACGGAAGTTCTTCCGATTGTGCAAAGTAACGCGACTGTTAAAGTGTCCGTTGCTAATTTGACTGCCGGACGCGACATTACCGCAGCTAAAGTTTCTGCTACAGACAACATCGTTATGTCTACCGCAGGTAAAGGCGTTGATTTTAGCGCCAACGCGCACGCTGCAGGTATGACCAGCGAGTTGCTGAACGACTATGAAGAAGGGACGTTCACGCCAACATACGTAGGCAGCGTGACGCCAGGCACTCCTACGTACACAACTCAGCTTGGTCGGTACGTAAAAATCGGCGCCCAGGTGTACATAACTATCCAATTGGCTTGGTCGGCGCATTCTGGGTCTTCTGGTAGCGCAGTTGTAGGCGGCCTTCCGTATGCAAACGGTTCTGTGGCCACGCCACTTAGCATGGTTCCTTTCAGCTTAAACGCCACCGCCAGCAATGTGCAGGTATGTTATGTTGATGCTGCGGCGTCAACTATCCTTATGCGTCAGTATGCTCTGGCTGGTACAACGACCATATCTGCGGCCAGCGTATCGAACGCCGGCACGCTACTTATTTCTGGCTCCTATACCACGACTTAAGGATTTTCCATGGCACTTACAAAAGCAAGCTATTCTATGGTGTCTGGCGCGCCTTTGAACGTGCTGGATTACGGCGCCGATCCTACGGGCGTAAGCGATAGCACCACCGCTATTCAGCGCGCTTTTGACGACGGCGCCGTAGCCATCTATTTTCCGCAAGGGGACTATTTGTGCGGCGGCTTAACAGTTCCGGCGTATATACAGCGTATTTACGGCGAAGGCACTTTGTTGGCCAACGCTAACAACGTCGTTATTATGCAAGTTTTGACTGATGTATCGCGTCGGCGCACAAAAGACATAGACGGGCTTCGTTTCAGCGGCAACGGTAAGACAAACGCAACCGGACTAAAATTGGGCAGCGTTACAAATAACCCTGCACCGGGCGCTCAAGAAGCCGTTCTTTATGTCGCTATGCGAGACACGCATTTTAGCTCTCTTGAAACTGGCGTAGACTCTCGCGTGTCTATGGAACACTGTTTTGAAAACATCGTGTTTTTTCAAAACACAGTAGGCATGAAGTTATATTCTGACGTGATCAATGGCGGGTGTAACGCTAACACCTTTATCGCCCTTCGGTTTGAACAAAATACCGTAGGATGCATGGTTGTCAGCAATTCTATTTTCCCTTTGCACAACAACATCTTTTTGGGCTGCATTTGGCAAAGTAACGCAGTTTGTGGTTTGTTTACGCAAGGAATGTCAGGAACAGGCAATATTTCTGGCATATCGGTTAAGGGTTTTCATATCGAAGGCAACGGGTACGGCGCGTCTACGGTTACCATTGACGGTATTGTTGTCAAACGAGCCGATTTTTACTTTATTCAATCTACGATTTCGCTTGAAGACTCTAGTTTGTCTTCAAGACTTAGCCCGTGCGTTCTTGCCGAAACGGCATCCCATGTTGTTGCGTCTAACTTAACTGGGTATGGAAACACTTTTGGTGAAGTTTATGCCCCCGATGCAACTTCGCAGGTAAGCGAATTTGGTCTATCTGTATCTTTGGGTGTCAAATACATTGAAACCTATGGTGTGTTTGATTCCATAGGTACATTCGCCGCTGTTGGGTCGCCCAAGATGAACCTTGGGCTTTACCGAAACGACTCGACAATGACCAATCCCGCCATTCCCACCCTTAACAATACGACGGGGGCTGTTGCCGTAACAACTCAAAAGAACACCCATCTTGGGCTAATGTCCAGCATTCAGTTTGCGGCGTCGTCTGGGTCAACCGCTACAAATCGTAATTACTGGTATAACGGCGACGGCATTCCAGGGGAATATTTTTTCTTGTCGGTCATTTGTATGACTGATCTGAACACCACTATACGGTTCCAAAACCTATTGTCCGGCGCTTTTAATGTGTTTGACGTAAATTTTGTCGCAAACACACCGCGCCGCGTTATTATTGGGGGACGTCTAGCGACCTCGACAGGTTTGAGCAACTTTATTTTCCCCATGGACTCTGTTGGCGCCACAATGTTTTTTAAAGCGCACACATATGTGTCAACGGCGGATCTTACGGTCATCAACAACGTGTACCAGAATGGTCTTTGTGGGCTGAAAACGCTAAACTACGAACAGCTTTCCGCCGCGCCTACAACTGGTACGTGGGCACGAAATGAAGCCGTGTGGAACTCTAGCTCCGCTGCTGGGCAACCTCCCGGCTGGGTTTGCGTAACCGCAGGAACGCCGGGGACATGGAAAGCCATGGCAAATCTGGCCTCGTAACCACTTTGACTTGTGTAACGAAATCTGTTACACAATCTTTGATAGCCGTACTGGCCCGGTAGACCAGGATGCCGAAAGGTGACGTGAATGAACGAGAACGAACTAGCGGGTGCGCCCGCGCCGGAACCGGCTCCTACGGCAGCCCCGGTTACCGATACAGACAATTCACCGCCGGAACCGACGCCTACGGATGCGCCCAAGACCTTCTCTCAGGAAGAACTGGACGCCATCGTCGGCAAACGTCTCGCAAGAGAACAACGGAAATGGGAGCGCGAGCAAGCGCGGAAGCAGACGGCCCAGCCTACGGCACCCTTGCCGGAACCGCTGACGCCGAGGCGGAACGCACGGCAACGCTCGACGCCTATCAGGACCGTGAAGAGGAAGCCCGCGGCAAGTACGACGACTTTGAACAGGTCGCCTACAACCCGAAGCTGCCAATCACGGAAACGATGGCGCAAACCATTCAGTCTTCCGAGATCGGTCCCGATGTGATCTATCACTTGGGGTCGAACCCGAAGGAAGCCGAACGGATTGCACGTCTCAGCCCGCTCTTGCAGGCACGGGAAATCGGGAAGATCGAGGCCAGACTGGCGTCGTCTCCACCGGCCAAGAAGACCTCAACCGCCCCGGCTCCTATCAGTCCGGTCACGGCCCGCACCTCTGGTGCGCCTGCGTTCGATACCACCGACCCGCGCTCCATCAAGAGCATGTCAACGTCGGAGTGGATTGAAGCAGAACGGCTGCGCCAGACGAAGAAGTACGAGGCACAACGCAGACGATAGTTTTAGCCAACGAAAGGACCATATAGGTCATGGCCAATTCACTTCTTACGATTGACATGATCACCCGGAAGGCTCTGGAGATTAACTTTTAGGTCTCCCTTGGGGGTAACCCCTCGAAAAATAACTGTGTGAATTCGGTGAACCTCATGTTACGATTGTTACATGAAAACACCGAGCCAAGACAAAGACGAGAACAATTCCGACCTGACACCGGAAGAACTTCTCCGAAAGAAGAACAGAGAAGCTGCCCAACGTTATCGGGCCCGTGATCCTGAAAGGCACCGCCGCCGCATGCAAGAGTGGCGCGATGCCAATCGGGAGCGGGCCCGAGAACATTCTAGGGAATGGCGTAACCGCAAGCTGGCTGAAGGCACGCCAGAAGAGGTTGAGCGTATCCGCCAGCAGGAGCGCGACAAGACCAAACGCAATCAAGCCAAGCTGCGCGACGACGTGTTCGGCGCGTATGGCGGCTACACCTGCGCCTGTTGTGGCGAGACTGAGCCCAAATTCTTGTCCATAGACCACATTAACAATGACGGTGGCAAAGAGCGCCGCAGCGGCCTTTACGGCAGCAGCGGTACCGCGTTCTATTTGTGGATACGAAAAAACGCTTTTCCTCCGGGTTATCAGGTGCTATGTATGAATTGTCAGGTCGGGAAGCATCGCAACGGCGGTGTTTGTCCTCATCAATGTAAGGTGTAACGACTATCCCGAAAGGGAGTAGGACCAAGCGGTCCAAAGCGCACAGCCCCTCGATGGAGGGTGAAGAGATAGTCTGCTCTGCATGGTGACATGCAGCAGTTCCGCAAGGAACGGATTAGGTCTAGCGAACCTGATTGAACATCTGGCCTTGAGAACAACCTGGTGATTACCCGCAACGTGAACCGTCAGTACGACGACAGCTTCGCTGTCGAAGGCGCCAAGATCGGTTCGACCCTCCGCATCCGTCTGCCCGACCGCGCTCTGGTCACCGACGGTGCAGCCCTTCAGGTTCAGGATGACAACGAGCAGTTCACGACGCTCTCTGTCAACAACCAGAAGCACATTGGCGTCAACTTCACGTCGGCCGAACTGACCATGCAGCTCGACGACTTCGCCGACCGTGTGCTCAAGCCGCGTATCTCGCAGCTTGC